TTTGCCCCTTTAACTTCAAACGGGGGTGCTCCATTTCCCCATTATATCATAAAAATCCTTGTAATGTCAATAGGTAAAATATATAAAAACAGGTTATAAAAACTGTGAATTATTTAGTTTCATATCTGTTGACAATTCGTGTTTTAAATGGTATACTTATATTAGAAAAAAGGAAAGAGAGGAAATGGTGCAAAAGAAAAAAACATAAAAGTGTTAAATAAAAACACTTGACAATGTACAAATAGTATGATATAATAAGTGCATAAAGAAAGAGAGGTAGATTAAAATGTTAGAGAAAAGAAAGTTAACAAAGCACAAATATTCCAAGTGTCATGTAGAAATTGAAGATAACGGAACAATAAATTTTATAAGTTATACAACACTTGTTATAAGTGCTGTTCCATTTGAGGGATATGGTTATATATTATACTGTACCGGCACATATAGCCAAACTACAAGAAAGCAAATCGGGTGGTACTTAAAAGAATATTTCGGAGATATTTCGTATTATGATATGAAAAGAATTAGTGGTAGTGGAGAGGGAATATATGCAGAGCGTAAACATGCAAAGTTTTGGTAAGCAGTCGGTGCTTAGGTAGGTTCGAATCCTACCTTACCATTTTCACCAAAATGGGTGAGATATAAACAAACAGAAAAGGAGAATAAAATTATGGCAAGAAAGAGAATGGTTACAAGAACAGTTATGCAGACAACAGCAGAGGTAATGACACTTGACATTACTACAGCAGAAGTGCAAGTTCAGTCTTACGATATTGGTGGACAATACACAGACGAGGAGTTACTTAAGAAGCTCCAAAATCTTTTCCAGACTGACACACTTAAACTCGTGCATATTGAGTCACAGGAATGCAAAGAGTTATTGCTTGGCATGGATGAAGAGGATTTTATTAGACTTGCAAAAGTGTTACCGGCACGTAACACAACCAAAGAAGAGAACTAGTCACTAGTTTAGCACACCATTAAAGGAGAGATATTATGTATAAAGGTAATTTTATAGGTGATAAAGAAAAGATGCATGATTTCACAAGACTGACAAAAGAAGAATTCATGAACACTTATTCTTATTTGACAGATGAAGAATATGACAACACAGAATGCATTTATCAAGAAATGCTTGATGTTTTAGAAGAAGTAGAAACAAAGCTATTTAATCTTATTGAGAAAATCGGTCCAGGTACACCAATAGATACAGCGTGGGATTTTACTTACAGATATTTAAGAGAGATTAAAGAAGAAAGACCCGAAAAATGAAATCTGAAAATTAAATCATTGTTAAAATTTTAACGAAAGTACCATCATCTAGAGCGCGTGATAGGCACGGTTGCAGTTTCAACACTGTACGCTCTTTCGGTCAGACTTTTGACCATAGTACCTTGACAATTAAACAAAAAGAAAAAGGAGAATGTTATCATGGAGAAAATTTTCAAAAATGCACTCAAAAAACAGATAAGTAGACGTGTAAAAGGTGTAGTATCCGTACATATAGTTAATAACGTACTTATAGTAGATATTAATTCACTGAATGGGTGTTCATTTCATTACACTATTAACAACATAGCTGTCCAATTATCAGTAGGTTTATCAAGTAAAATTGTATCAGACGTTATTGTAAAAGAGTACAAGAAATATATTTTAAAATATTATTTTCACTAATAAAATTGAAAACAAGTATTGACTTTTTAAGTACAGTATGTTAGAATATAAGAGTAATGAAGATGAATTACAATTACGTTGCCAGAGTGGTGTATCTTAGAATGATGCACCCTCACCCCTCTGGACGGTGCAAAAATTGGTAAGTTGCCTAGTAACAAGTCACAAACACTTGTTTGGTCAGCACTAGATTATAGGTTCGAGTCCTATACCGTCCATTGGTACAATAATGTACCTAACTATAAACAAGCCACAGTCAGAAAGGAGAACGAAATTATGGCAAGAGTACCAATGGTAACAAGAACAATCGTAGCGACAAAAGTAAATGTAATGTGTTTGGATGTACAGAAAGGTGAACCGTTTAACGAGTCAGTTACAGTTCCGCGTACATACAAAGATGATGAAGCACTGTTAAAGAAAGTGCGTCCGTTACTTGAAACTGAGACAGTTAAAGCTGTATATATTGTAGGCAAAGAAGAAATTGAGACTTTGTATGGAATGACAGAGCAGGAATTCATTCAGCACGCAAAAGTGCTCCCACCTAGAAACGCAGCAGTAACAGAATAAAACAAACACAACTAAGCATTAATAAAAGGAGACAAACACTATGATTAGAATTATTGAACAGAGTAGAGAGTTTAATGAAGTAGAGCAGTATCTTATGACAATCGCACCATCAATCATTTCAGTGAAAGATGTAGAGAACGGTGAACATATCACAGTTGACGGTATTCTTATATTCGAGGATGTCAAAGAGAACACTGGAGAGACTGTTGAGGTAATGTCCATTATTACACCAGAGAAACAGGTTTACAGTTGCCAGTCTGCAACATTCAAGCGGTCAATCGGTGATATTTCAAATATCATGAAAGATAAACCGTTTACAGTTATTAAGACTTCTGGCAAAACAAAAGCAGGTCGTGATTATATCAACTGCGTACTGGATGTTGACAGTCTTGCATAATGTAGGGTGCAATAGCTAATAAATTGGGGAGGGACACTCTTAGTATCAATCTAAAGTGTCTCTCTTCTTTCAATTACGGGGGTGAACGCTATGGCAAAAAGACGAAAACAAACACCTGCGGAACGTGCTTATTCTAAACAAGTCAGGCGTATCAAGCAATTTATACTTAGAGCAGAAAAACGTGGGTATCAATTTAGTGAAGATGTGTTACCGCAAAGACCTAAACGTGTAACACAAGCAAGTGTGAAAAAACTTGCAAAAATAACACCAGAGAAGTTGTACAAAAAAGCTGTCTATGGTGGTTTAGCAACTATGGGTGAAATAGTGCCTGCAATAGAGGGACTAAAACTGGAACGCTCTTTAAGAGCAAAGAAAGCAAGTCAAACTAGAAAATATAGGCTAGCGCACCCAACACAGCAACCAACCAATACACCAGGTTTTGAACCACCAGAGAACATATCAGAAGACGCAACATTTTTTGATGCTGTTGTTATCAGTGGTTTTAGGTCACACGTACGACAATTTAATGAACGTGCTAGCAACTTGTTACTATCTTGGTTAGACAAAATACTATCAACAAATGACGCGCATGATGTTGCAACAATGTTGAATGATGGTGCAGAAGATGGTTTAATCGTGACATATCAGATAGTTTACTCACAAGACAAACTAACGCAATATATGTCTGAAATGTTAAACTATTTACCAGAAGTGGGGCCACTGTTTAAGGCTGAAATAATGGACGCAATGGAAGAGGAAGAGGATTACAGTAGTCCGCTATGAAAGTTAAGAAGTTTCGTTACTTTATGTGTGACTTTGAAACAACTGTTTATAAAGGTCAGGTTAACACAGAAGTCTGGGCTAGTGCGTCCGTTGAATTGTTCACAGAAGATGTAAACATATTTCATAGCATTGGAGAACAATTCGATTATTTCCTAGAACAGAAATGTAACATAGTAGCGTACTACCATAACTTGAAATTTGACGGGGCATTTTGGTTATCCTATTTATTGGTAGATAAGGGATATAAGCAAGCATACAAAAAGATAGGAGAAAATGAAAATGATGTTGAATGGATTCCAGAGAAACACATGGAAAATAAGACATTCAAGTATAGTATATCTGATAAAGGTATGTGGTACAGCATTATTATCAAGGTCAACAATCGCTTTATAGAGATTAGAGATTCACTTAAATTACTACCATTTAGCGTAAAGCGTATCGGTGAAAGTTTCGGGACTAAACACAAGAAACTTGATATTGAGTACACTGGCTTTAGGTATGCAGGGTGTGACATAACAGAGGAAGAAAGAAAGTATATAGCTAATGATGTTCTTGTAGTCAAAGAGGCGTTGGAGATAATGTTCCAACAAGGACACAACAAATTGACAATAGGTTCATGTTGTTTGGAAGAATATAAGTCAATTTGCAAGTCCTCAACAAAGAACATGCTTGATTACAATGAAATGTTTCCAGATGTGTATTCCATGTCTATAGACGAGAAAGCACACAGATACCCAAACGCAGGAGAATATATACGTAAATCGTATAGAGGCGGTTGGTGCTATCTTGTCAAGGGTAAAGAGAATAAGATTTTTACAAAAGGTACGACAGCAGATGTAAATTCCTTGTACCCTAGCATGATGAGTAGTGAGAGTGGTAATCGTTATCCAGTAGGTCTACCGCATTTTTGGAAGGGGAACATCATACCAGATGTTGCACTTTCAGACGATAAATATTACTTTGTCAGAGTTAAGACAAGATTCTACATTAAACCAGATAAGTTACCATTTATACAAATAAAATCATCACTATTGTACAAAGGTACAGAGGCACTTGAAACATCTGATGTGTATGATAAGCGAACTGGTGAGTATTACACACATTATACCGATAAAGATGGTAACATACACGACACCAGAGTTGAGTTAGTTTTGACAATGACTGACTACGAGTTATTGAAAGAACACTACGAACTTGTAGATTTTGAAATTTTAGACGGTTGTTGGTTTCACAGTGAAATAGGTATCTTTGACGAGTATATAGACAAGTATAAGAAAATCAAATTAGAGAGCAAAGGTGCGTTGCGTGAGTTGGCAAAGTTGTTCCTTAACAATTTGTACGGTAAAATGGCGAGTAGTATGGATAGTAGTTTTAAACTTGCTTATGTCAAAGAGGATAAAACCATAGGATTTTTACCTGTTGCAGAAGCGAATAAGAAACCGGGGTATATACCTGTTGGTTCAGCTATCACAAGTTACGCAAGAAACTTTACAATTAGAGCAGCACAGAAGAACTACCACGGTAAAGACAAGAGAGGATTTATATACGCTGATACAGATAGCATACATTGTGACCTTGAACCAGAAGAGATTATTGGAATTAAGGTACATGATAAAGACTTCTGTTGTTGGAAGTTAGAGAGTTGTTGGGATGTAGCTGTTTTCACCAGACAAAAGACTTATATTGAACACGTAGTTAAAGAAAATTTGAAACCTATAGGCACGCCGTATAACAACATTAAGTGTGCAGGCATGCCACAGAAATGTAAAGATTTATTTGAAATATCTCTTAACGGTAATGCGGATATTAAAGGTTACATGGATAACAAAACAAATGTATTCAAAGAATGGACAGAAGATGAAAAAGAGTTCTTGTTTGAAAAGAAAACAAGTAAACCAATAAAGAGAAATTTTAGAGACTTTAGAGTAGGTTTAAAAGTTCCTGGAAAATTAAGACCAAAGAGAATTCGTGGCGGTATCCTGCTTATCGACACATCATATGAAATGAGGTAAAAAATATGTTTAATAAAAAATATGACAACCTTGTAAAAAGAATTGATGAACTTGAGTGTAGATTAGAAAACCACATAAATAGTGGGATAGTCATTACACAAGAAATAGAATTTGAACTTAAACGTAGAAAATTTTATTCAAAATATATTACACAGAATGAATGTCTCCAACTAATACCTTTCGACATTTTTGATTTAGAAATTAACGGTAAAATGGTAGGCAGGGGATGTACTAAAGAATATTTTCCAAAATTAGTACATAATGTAATAGGTATTAAGGACGTTAGAATCTCGTTACGAGAAAGTTTAGTTGATTTAATTGTTGAAACGAGGTAGAAATAAGATTATGAAAATATATGTAACTGGTTCTCTAACTCAAGCTAGAGAAATAGCATTAATAGCTAGCGCATTAAGTACAATAAAAGATAACGATGTTAGGTATGTAAAGAGTCGAAAAGAATTAAATTTAGACGATTACATAATGTTGCGTTATGAACATATTGATTGGTGTGACGCTGTTTATATTTTGAAAAAAGAAAACAGTGAGTTATGCGACGGCGTAACATACGAAAAAGTTTATGCACAAAAACAACATAAAGAAATCGTATACATTGGTTAACAGGTGAAAGGTAGGCGTATAAAATGAATAAAACAAATGACTATGATAAATATGATGATTTTATTAGTCAGTATGAAGAGCTTTGTATTAAAACAGGTATCACAATTTCACACGAAGATACACAAGGTTCATTCATATTAGAGAGTTTTAATAGTGAAGATTTAGAATGGGTAAAGGACGCTAAAAGAAAGTAATTAACTAATTAGCATAGGAGAGAATTAATGAATAATATAAAGATAATTGAAAATACAGACCAAGATAAAGATGAATATGGTTATATGTGGGGTGCAGATACATTTATTTTAACAAAAGAAATGATTGAAGCATTACTAAGTGGTAAATGCATTGCAGGTGATAACGGTGAATATGTAACATTCATTGAAATGGAATAAGAGAAAAAAGCAGGGGCGAACTAAGTTCGTATCCCTGCTTTCTATTTATATCTTTAACTCATGCACCAAACAAAGCGTTCAGCGAAAACGACAAGCGGAGTAGGCACTATCATTTCAAGTGTGCTATCCTATCCGTTCATTGATGGAAACATGAGAAGATACCAAAAAGTTATACCAAACGGGCAAGTTTTCAACACTTTCCACATTCTAATGTGGATAACTTAACGCACTAAGTACAGCCTCTTTGCATCTCATATCTTTGAATCTGAACGCACCACGTTCAAATAAATATCTAAGGTTAGACAAAAAGAAGTCATTTCTTTTTAACATAACATAGTTAACTTCATGGTCTGCTGTTGTTACAGTTATTCTAGTCTTGAATGTAGTATCAGGTCTATCATCACAATATATAAAACCGTCCTCTGTAAATTCTCTCAAACCAAAATCAGTACCTTTATATTTTAGAGTGCAAATATATCTGTTCTTACCAGTAGGCTTATCAACAAAACTTTTGTTGTCATTAAGGTAAACACATTCGCTACTATAAGCAACATAAGAGTTCTTTGCAAAAGCTCTATTAAAACCACTACTTTTCTGTTCCTCACTTGCACTAGATATAAAACCTTGTTCAAGTACAAAGCCATCTCCGCGTAGGAACTTAGTATCGTCTTTAAGTCTAGCACTTATACCCATTTCAACATAATACGGGTTAATAATACTTACTGGGTTACTAAGCATATAAACGGGAACATATCTAACCTGTTCACCCTGACCTCTAGCAATAGAAGTATGAACACTAAGTAACTTCTTAACTTCATCATTACAATAGTGGTTAGTTTCACTCTGAAATTCGTCAAATATCATACGCATAATATCTGAAAATAAGTGACTATATTTTTTAATCTGGTCTGCGCTATTAAGACTCAAAGCGTATCCACAACTCTTGTCATCTAAGAATAACTCGTGAAAAATACCACTTGCTCTGCGTTTACTTGTCATTTCATGCTCTTTAAAGAATAAACTTCCTAAGTCTTTATAGAACTTATCTACAACATCATCAAGTTCATAATTATATCTATAAAGAAGACCAAATTTTTCGTTCTTATCTAAGAATCTATTTACACACAATCTTCCAAAATAAGTTGTCTTACCGCCAGTACGATTAGTTGTACACATATATATTTCTGGTTTGTTACCATTTATGTCAAGCATAGATAATAGTTTAGTACCATCATAATACACACCCACGTTATAATCACTTCCTTTCTTATTATATTATAACATACCTATTGCAATTTGTCTAGTTATATGTTATAATAAAGATAAATAAACAAGGAAAGGGGTGAAAAGAATGGAGCAGTTTTACACCATAATTATTGCACTGGTTTTCAATGCTTTAGACCTAATTACTGGTATCATAACAGCGGTAAAAAACAAAGACATTCAGTCATCTAAATTGCGTGACGGTCTTTTCAAAAAAGTTGGGTTCTTGTTATGTTACTTTGTAGCTTGGTTAGTTGACACACAGGGCACAAGAATTGGTTTTCAGTTTGGGGTATCAATTCTTCCTATTATTATCCTATACGTGTGTACAACTGAATTGGTGTCTATACTCGAAAACATATGCAAGATTAACCCAGACATTCTACCAGAAAAACTGATGGAATTGTTTCACATTTCAAAGGTAAAAAAGGAGAACTAAATTATGCCTAATATTATGAAAGCTGTTAACTTTATCATTGACACAGCAAACGATGATACTCATGGTTATGACCAAAACCACAGAAATGGTCCAGATTATGACTGCTCTTCTCTTATTGGAACAGCACTGCATGTAGCAGGTTTTAACGTATCACCTTATTCTTGGACAGGTAATCTTGAGTCCCAGTTACGAAAAGCAGGTTTTGTTGATTGTAAAGAACCGTGGTCAACAGGTGATGTACATTTGACACCAAACAAGCACGTTTGCATGAGCGTCACACCATCTCAAATTGCAGAGGCTTCAATCAATGAAAAAGGAACAACCACAGGTGGTAAAACTGGTGACCAGACCGGTAAAGAAATCTATATTCACAATTATTATGAACTTCCGGGTGGTTGGGCAAGACACCTTAGATACGCAGGACAGAACACAGAAGTTACACCAGATGTGTCCATTGATACAGTTGCAAGAGAAGTGATTGCAGGTAAGTGGGGTAATGGTGATTCCAGAAAGAAATTACTCACAGAATCAGGTTATGATTACACAGCAGTTCAGACAAAAGTAAATGATATTTTGTCTGGAAAAGAGTTAAAATCTAACGGAGAAATTGCAAGAGAAGTAATTGCAGGTAAGTGGGGAAACGGTGATACAAGAAAGCAGAAACTTACCGCAGCAGGTTATGACTATTCTGCTATTCGTAAACTTGTAAACCAGATGCTGTCATAAGTTAAAAATATGCCAGACATAAATAAAGCATATTCATGGGCAGTAGCAACTTGTAATGCACCTAATGTGGGGTATTCACAGTCATACCGTAACGCACAAACAGTTGGTGGTATAACGTACTACGATTGCTCTTCATTTATAAACTACGCATTACTGGCAGGTGGTTTTGAAACACCCTCGTATGCACCAAATCATAACGCCTTTACCACTTATTCAGAACCAAAAGAACTTTTGCGTTTAGGTTTTAGAGAAGTTGATGCAGGTGGTGAATACTTAGCAGGAGATATAGGTCTATCCAACGGTCACACCGAAATGTGCTATCGTGGTGGAAGTGGTAAAGGTGTTTTCATGGGAGCGCATACAGACAATGCACCACTTGCTAATCAAGTTAGTATAGGTTCAAGTGGTGGAAATCCAGACTATGAACGTTCCTTTCCTAGGTTGTTTAGATACGGAGATGGCGGTGCAACTGGGTATGGTGCAAGTGCTTATGTAATCGCAGCTTTAGCAGGTAATGCTTGGAGAGAAAGCCATATTAACCCCACACTTTCTCAGCTCGGTGGTGGTGCTTTTGGACTGTTTCAATGGGATGGTTCAAGACGTGATGCGTTGTTAACGTGGTTGAATGAAAATGGATATGAAAATACAAGTCCAAACGGGCAAATGGAATATTTAGTTGTAGAGGGCGATTGGATTGGTACATTTGATGGTATATCTTCATTAATGGAATTTCTAACATCTAGTTCAACTAATGTTGCTTCATTAACAGAAGCGTTCTGTACTTGTTGGGAGAGACCAGGCGTACCTGCTCTTAATGAAAGAATTGAATTTGCCCATGAAGCTCTTGAATATATTTTACTTCACGCTAATGATACATCAATAGTAGAATGGGAAACAAAACCAATGTACTATTTGTCAAGACAACAAGCGTTACACAATGCTGTACTTATGTATAGATTTTATTCAGCAGGTGGCGGTGGTGGCGGAACACCCTCTGCTCGTAAAAAGAAAATGCCTATATGGATGTGGATAAGATATCATTATTGACTAGTCGCACTTATGCACTTGTGCATTAGTAAGACTGACCGCAAAGCAAATAAGAAAGGAGATGAAGACAGATATGTTGTTTAAAGCGGGTACTTACAAACATGAAGAGGGTTTTACTATTATGGTAACAGATGATGGAACAATTATGCTTTCACCTAATCACCCTCTTTCATTAAGATTAAGTGTATTATTTGATACCGCAAAATGGACAAAAATCTCGTAGAAAGGAGAGCGCCATGGCAGTAAAAACTAGGGAAGAAATTCTAGAAGAATTAAGAGTCAGAGTAGGTGAACAGATTGATGATGAAACAATCGCATTTTTGGAAGATGTTACAGACACACTCTCAGACTTAGAAACAAAGGCAAAAGGTGACGGAACAGACTGGAAAACTAAGTACGAAGAAAATGACACTGAATGGCGAAAAAAGTATACCGAACGTTTTTACAGTTCAGAACCAGAGCCAGACATTGTAGACCCAGAACCAGAAGAGCCACAACCCCCTAAGACGTTTGCAGAACTGTTTACAACAGTTTAGCAATAAATTCATTAAAGAAAGGAAGATAAAATTATGGCAAGAAGAATTGCAAACAGTACGCTCAATGCGTCAACCATTGACATTCTCAACGTAATCAGACAGAACGCCTCTTATGATTATCAGCAGAATGTTCCAGAAGTAGCAACCGTTAACGACATTCCTAAAGTAGGAGAGGTCATCTACGGGACACCTTCTTTTGCAAACCAGTTTATTAATGCTCTGGTAAACAGGATTGCAATCGTGCGTGTACAAAGTGCAACTTTTTTTAACCCTTACTCTATTCTCAAGAAAGGGTACATTGAGTACGGTGAAACTATTGAAGATATTTTTGTATCTATTGCAAAAGCTGTTGACTTCAACGTGGAAAAAGCGCCAAAGCGTGAGTACCAGAGAAGTATTCCAGATGTACGTTCAGCATTCCACGCTATGAACTGGCGTGTATTTTACCCTGTTAGTATTCAAGACGAAGACTTACGACAGGCATTTCTTAGTGCAGATGGTGTGCAGAACCTTATCGCTAAGATTGTTGACACTGTTTATACTGCAGCAGACTATGATGAATTTCTGTTGTTTAAGTATTTACTTATTAAAGCAGTCAGTCACGGAAAAATGCATCCTACATCTATCGGAGCAGGTACAAACCTTAATGAAGCGGCAGTACAGTTTAGAGGTACTTCTAATCTGTTACCATTTATCTCTAGCGACTACAATGAAGCAGGTGTTAAAACTAGCACACCTAAAGAAAGACAGGTAATCTTTATGGACGCTATGTTCAACGCACAGTTTGACGTAAACGTGCTTGCAAGTGCGTTTAATATGGATAAAGCTGATTTCATGGGTAGACTGTTCATCATTGACAACTGGACTGACTTTGATAACGAACGTTTTGATGTTATCAGAGCAAACTCAGATGGAATTGAAGAAGTTACAACAGAAGAGTTAGCACTGATGGCAAACGTAAAGGCTATCATTTTGGATGAAAATTGGTTTCAGGTTTATGACAACAATAACAAATTTACTGAGAAATATGCCTCTTCTGGTTTGTACTGGAACTACTTCTATCATACATGGAAAACAGTCTCAAATTCTCCGTTCGCAAATGCAGTTGTGTTTGTAACATCCGGTGCTGAAGTTGCTCTGCCTGATTCTATTACCGTTCATGTGGATGCTAAAGATGAAAGTGATGTAGCTACTGTATTTACTATCAGCGCTGACTTTGAAAGTGCAGGACTCAGTCCGCAGAACGTGAACTTTGTGCAGACCGATGCACTCACCAAAGCAGGCATTGCTGTTCAGAAATACGGTGGACTTATTATACCTGCATCACAGGCTGCAACAGATATCACTCTTGTTGCGGAGATTAATGGTGTAAATTACACAGCTACTAAAGCAGTTAATGTCTCTACCACTGTTGACTCAACTGTTACACTTAACAAAGCCTGATTCTAAAAGTGAGGGTGTATCACATTGTTGACGCACCCTCGCTAGAAAGGAGTGTGGAATGTATATACAGCCTACAACAAATATAAGGTTGCTTAAAGATGTACCTCTTGACACAACCTATGATCACACAATTTACTTTGAAAGCAAAAGCGCACAGTACAATTACTTTGTTGGTTTGCAGAAGTATAACCTTACAAACTACACCTATCAAAGAGTGAAAAAAGGTGTAGCAAGAGTTGGCATAAAAGCTGATAACTTGTATGATTGCAACTACATGATGTTTCAGAACACAGCTTACGGAAATAAGTGGTTTTACGCCTTCATCACAGCGGTTGAGTTTGTAAACAATGAATGTGCAGAGATTTACTTTGAACTTGATGTTATGCAGACATGGTTCTTTGATTGTGAACCGGACTATTGTTTTATTGAACGTGAACACACAGAAACAGATGGTATTGGTGAACATATCGAACCTGAAACTGTTGCTACTGGTGAGTATGTGATGAACAATTATAGCCCTATAAAATACATGTCAGACATGGTTGTATGCATTGCTATTGTTGATACAAATAACGCTACAGACGGCACACTATATGATGGTATTTATGGTTCCGCACAGTTATGGGTGTATGATAGTACAGACGTTGAGGGTATCAACGGTAAAGTTAATGAGTATGTTCAGAAACCAGATGCTATCATTGGCATGTATATGTTTCCTAAGATTTTTATCGGTGGAAGTATACCTGATACACATAGGTTGGGTTATGGTGGAAACGCAACTAAAACAACTGTCAAGCTTGCAGGTGTATCAGCTAATGACACTCTTGATGGCTATAAACCTAAGAATAAGAAGTTATATACATACCCTTATAACTTTTATCATGTGGATAATGCAAGCGGTAGTGAATTAAGTTTACGTTACGAGTTCTTTGAAAATAACACACCAGTTGTTGAGATAAGTGGCACAGTAACACAGCCAGTTATAGCAATTCTTAGACCGTGTAGTTATAAAGGAGTTGCAGGATACACTGACCTTGGTGGTTATACTACATTGAATACAGAAAGTCTACAACTTAACAGTTACCCTATGTGTTCATGGAATGTTGACGCTTATCAAGCGTGGGTCGCACAAAACGCTATACCTATTGCTATGAATAGTGTAGCTAGCGTAGGTCAGATGGGTATTGCAGGTGCTTATAGTACAAACCCTAATGCGGTCATTGGTTCGGGTAGTATAGGGTTAGTTAGTGGACTTATGTCACAGTTTTATCAAGCCTCTATTGCTGCCGATATTAGTAAAGGAAATCTTAATAATGGTGGTGGTAATGTTGCAAATGGTAAGCAACAGTTTTACGGTGGTCGGTGTAGTGTGCGTAAGGAGTACGCTAGAATGATTGACGATTATTTTACTATGTTTGGGTATGCGGTTCATAGGGTAAAGAAACCGAACAGAAGTAGCAGACCGCATTGGAACTATGTTAAGACTGTTGGTGCTACTGTAACTGGTAGCGTTCCTGCTGATGATATGCGTAAGATTTGTAATATATACGATAATGGTGTTACATTCTGGAAAAATGGGTCAGAGGTTGGACAGTATAACTTAGATAATACTGTGTAAAGGTGGTGAAAATTAAGATATGGGTAGGAAACGTGGAATTACAGATATGTTTGGTGACAGTGCTACACTGAATAACTTAACATATATACAGTATTTGAACAGGCTTACAGAGTTAGCTATAAGTATGTTTGAATGGAAAAACTTACCACCTAGTGTTGATGCAAGATATCTTGAACTACATCTATTTGAAACTGGTTGCATGGTGTACTTTGATGATGACGTGCTTGGAAATTTGTGCTTGGATTGTATTGCTAGTGGTAGACTTGGTGTGTACGGTGACCCTGTTTTGCGCAGAGCTTACTCCGGGTATAACAACTATCAGAAGTTATTGAAAGAGAGTAATAGTGTTATTATATGGAACAATTATCTGCACACGAACAGTATTCTTGATGTTAAGATGTTCGCTAAAAAGTTATACAACCTTGATAGGATTATTGATGTTAATGCAAATGCACAGAAAACACCCGTTTTAGTGCAAGGTACAGAAAAACAAAGAATGACATTGATTAACTTGTATAAGGAGTATGATGGTAACGCACCGTTTATTTTTGGCGATAAAAATTTAGATTTAAATGCACTAAAAGTTTTGCAGACAGGTGCGCCGTATGTTTGTGATAAATTATATCAGCTGAAAACGCAGATATGGAATGAAGCTTTGACTTATCTTGGTATCAGTAATATCAACATTCAGAAGAAAGAAAGGTTGATTACTGATGAAGTAACTAGAAATCAAGGTGGAACTATCGCAAGCAGGTACAGCAGATTGGAGAGTAGAAGACAAGCTGTTAATAAAATTAACGCTATGTTTGGCACTAATATTGAGGTTAATTATCGCGAAGATTTTCAGCAGGTTGATAACGACACTATTCCAGATGAAGCAGGAGCAGATACAATAGGGGGTGCAGGAAATGAGTGAGTTTATTAGTTTCATTATTGGTACTTTGTTTGGTAGCGTTTGTGTAATTTGTCTCGCCTTATGTGTTGCTAGTAAAGGTGGTGGCAGGAATGAGTAAATATACAACAGAAGTTAGGTTCATATGTGAAAGCAAAAGTGGACTTGAAATGTCTGGTGGTAGTGGTGATGTTGATAAAATTATTGCTAATTCGTGGAATAAGATTTTTACGAGTAAGGTGACGTTCTTTGATGAAGAATACAGAAGTGTACTTTGTCAGAAGATTTTGAAACATTATTATCTGAGAGAGATATGTTGTGAAACGGTTGGTATCTGGACGCTTTGGATGAACACAAAACTTGAAGAGATTATGCCTTATTACAATCAGCTTTATGAAAGTGCTAAGATTAAGTTTAACCCTATGCATGATGTGGACTTAACTAGAGAACATAAAAGAACAGAAAATGAAACAGCTAGCGGTAACAGAGATACAACAAATAATAATACAACTGATGTTACAAGTAATAGTACAACTAATAGAACAACAACCAGTGATGAAAATAAAAAAGATTTGTACAGTGATACACCACAGGGTGCATTGACTGGTGTTGAAAATGAAACGTACTTAACAAATGCAAGAAAGATAAATGACTCTGTAAACGGAACTGATGATGTGAATGTAAATAACACAGAGAAAAATGTCGGTGTTTCTACAGGCAAAGAAACAACGTCAAGTAATGTGGGTACAACAGAGGATTATCTTGAAACACTTGTAGGAAAACAGGGTACAGAAAGCTTTAGTAGCCTTTTGAATCAGTTTAGGGAAACATTTTTGAACATTGATATGATGGTTATTGAGGAGTTCAGTGACTTATTCTTTGGTCTTTGGTAGATTGAAAAAAGGTGGGTGATGTGAATGTTAGAAACTTTTAAATTTTGGTGCTTTAAAGTGCTACCGTTAGTTTATGATGACAGTTTAAGTTATTATGAAGTGCTATGCAAAGTAGTTGATTATATTAACAAACTGATTGAACAAGATAAGGTGTTTGGTGGTGAAATTGAAAAGCTAAAGCAGGAAATCTCTGTTGTGCAAAACTGGATTAAAAATTTTGATACAAGCTATGCAGAAGAAATTATAAAACAGTATATTGCTACAATGATTTTCGTAGAAATCAGTGACAGCGGTTATATTGTTTATTACATCCCGAGTAGTTGGAAAGATATTGTTTTCAATACAACGCAGTTAGATATTGAAATTAACGGTTATGATTATGGAAGATTAGTTTTAAGTTATTAAGAAAGGTGGTTTATTATGAGTACAAGACAGTATATTGGTGCAAGATATGTCCCAAAAATTTTTAATAACCCTAATGGAAGTGCGGAGTGGATTAAAGAGACCTCTTATGAAGCATTAACTATTGTAACTTATTTAGGTAATAGTTACACCAGTAAAAAACCAGTTCCAGTTAATACAGATATAACTAATAGTGAATATTGGGTAATTACTGGCAACTATAATGCTCAAGTAGAAGAATATAGAAAAGAAGTTGAACTATTGAGATGTTGGGTTACCCCTCAAATGTTTGGTGCTAAAGGTAACGGTATAACAGACGATACAGACGCATTTATTGAGGCGTTTACACATAAGACTGTTTTAATTCCTAACGGTACATATGTAATTAAAAAAGGGTTATCATTTGGTGGAACTATTATAGGGGCAGACGAAACAAACACAGTTATTTTATTTAAAGGTCTAAGCTCCGGTGAATATGCGTTAACCATTACATCCAATTTTACATCTGTTAATAACTTGACAATTATTGGTGAATATGCAGCTAATAACGCGTCAAGTAAAGATTTTAACGGCGTTAAATGTGAGCATGTGTGGAACTTAAATTTTACAAACTTACAAGTTAGAAAATTTACAACTGCGTTATACTTAAATTATTCGTGGAATAACTTTTTTAAATGCGCAACATTTTCTAGTTGCGAAACAGGTATTTTAGGCGGGTCTGAAGTTAATAACGTAGTATTAGAGGGTTGTTTCGTAAAATATAACACTAACGGTTTCATAAAAAAAGATGGTACAAATGTGTATCTAACAGGCTCTGATTTTAGCTATAATAAAATTGGCTATAAGCAAGAGGGTATAGGTATAACTAGTGTTGAAAGTTGCTACTTTGAAGATAATGAGACATCAATAGCTCAATCTTACGGTTTAAAACCAACCGATTTAATCACAATACATGGGTGCTCATTTTATAGTGGTAAACGTGAAACTGAAACCGTAATTAAAATAACAAACGGTAACTATAGGATAACAGGCTGTTTCTTTAAAAATTTAGGTAATTATACACCGTTACTAGCAAATAAAACTTTAATTATGAATGACTGTAAAATAACAGGTAGTTATAATACTAGCAATACTAGAAATATTCCTAGTATACCTTTCTACCAAGTTGAGGGTACTTCTACATTTTTGTCACTTAATTATGATGGGTTAGCTACACTAGTAGTAAATGGTATTGGGATGAAAGAAAATAATGTTATCTTTACATTACCGGACAACTTTATACCATATACAGAGTACGTTGGTTATGCTACTTTTAAAACTACTGATGGCGATAGTATAGACCTTGAATTTACGTTAAATACTAATGGCAACGTTAGTATTGATAAGTTACCTGATAAAGTTTACTCAAAGGGAAATTTAACATTATCATATGTTACGGTAAACAGATAAACAAGTAAAATATAATAGATAAACCACAGTGCTTATAACAAGTGCTGTGGTTTTTTATATTATGTATAACTAGTTGTACCTAAAATTGTTGTACTTTAAAACCATTGGCTAGTGAAAAAATGGAGTACCCCGTTTGAAGTTAAAGG